ATGCGATGGAAGAATTTGTGGGTTATGTAAAAAACTTATCACATTCATTACAACAAAAGGCATTTATGAAGAACAAGATTAGTAACTACTTTACACCATTTATTGGTTTTTCAGATGATGATGTAAGAAATGTAGAAACTATTAAGAAACATTTTGATAAAAAAGAAGATAATATATTAAAGACTTATTTAACTGCAGGAGGACAAAAGAAATTATATTAACTAGTTTGTCTGGTCTAGTATAAGAATATGTTCAAAAAAAATGTAAGTAAATAGAAAAAATTCATTATCGTGATATTTATAATAAAAAACTAAAATAAACTAAAAACTAAAATAAATAATTATGGCTGATTTGTTAATGAAAATGCCTATTCCTTACGAACCAAAAAGAGACAATCGTTGGATTTTAAGGTTTCCTTCATCACTTGGTATTAATGAGTGGTATGTGGAGAGTACTTCAAGACCTAAATTAAAAATTGCATCAGTTGCGATACCTTTCTTAAATACTGAAACATATGTTGCGGGTAGATTTAACTGGGAAGAAATTTCAGTTAAATTCAGAGATCCAATTGGACCTTCAGCGTCTCAAGCGGTTATGGAATGGATTCGTCTATGTGCGGAGTCTGTAACAGGTCGTATGGGTTATGCCGCAGGATACAAGAAAAATGTGGATTTGGAAATGTTAGACCCAACAGGTGTTGTTGTTGAGAAATGGATCTTAGAAGGGGCTTGGTTAACAGGATATGATGGTGGATCGTTAGATTATTCAAGTGATAAGATTGTGGGAATCACTTCAAGTATTCGTATGGATCGTTGTATATTAGTATACTAAAAAAATTTACTTTTAATATTAACCGTGTACATTTATGATGTATACGGTTTTTTGTGCAATAATAAATTAAAAAAATATAAAAAAAATGGATCAAGACACGGCCGCTAATGGGCAAATGGATTTTAACTTACCACATGACGTGGTAACACTACCTTCAGGTGGTTTATTCTACAAATCAAAAAAGAAAAGCGTTAAGGTTGGTTACTTAACCGCAAGTGATGAAAATATTTTAGTTAATATTGAATCAAGAAAATCTATTAATGAAGGTGTTGTTTTACCCTTATTAAGAAATAAACTTTATGAAAAAGACTTAAGACCTGAAGAATTAATGGAAAGTGATATTGAGGCAATCCTTTTATTTTTACGTAATACATCTTTTGGTCCTGAATATAGAATCACAACTGTTGACCCATCAAACGGTCAAACATTTGAAGCATCTATTATGTTAGATGAGTTAAATTTGACAAGACCAAAAGTACAACCTGATGAAGATGGTACATTTACGGTTAAATTACCAAAATCAAACGCGGATGTTAAACTTAAAATGTTAAGTTTATATGACACCATTGAAATTGCTAAAATAATTGACTCATACCCTGTAGGGTATACCGCACCTACGATAACAACAAGATTAAATAAAACTATTTTGGAATTAAATGGTAACCCAGATAGAAATGAAATAAGCGTATTTTGTCAAAATATGCCAATTGGTGATTCTAAGTTCATAAGAAATTTCCTAAAAGAAAACGAACCGAGATTGGATTTAAGGAAAACAGTTTACGCCCCATCAGGAGAAAAAGTCGATGTCATCATCAACTTTGGGGTGGAGTTTTTTCGGCCTTTCTTCTAATCACTCAAAATTTTTATTAGACGAATTTTATTATTTGGCAAAATTCTTGAGGATATCGTATAACGATTTCTTAAAACTTCCAACCTACATTAGAAGATATCTCTTAGATAAGATAGTTGAGGAAAATACACCCAAAACTTAATACTTAAATATTTATTGTAAAAATTAATTATGCCTAGACCATTTGATTTTAAGAACTCAACCGACGAACAGATAACGGAGTATATTAAAAAACTTGTTGATGCCGGTTATCAAGAAGGTAAATCTGATGGGGAAGAAGCTCAAACCGAAAGATCTTATACGTCGAAGAAAGGTGATGCGGGAGATACAAACACAGCATATATAACTGATGTTACCAACCTTACCGAAGTGGGAAAGGGGTTAGAATCCGTTATTAAAGATTTTGAAGCCGCAGCTAATCCAGAAAATTTTAAAGGAGCCGATTATTTAAGAGACGCCTCTCAAGAGATGGCAAATTCGTTAGGTCTTGGTCAGGCTAGAATGTCTGAAATGAAAACAACAATTGCCGACGCAATACCTGAAATGCTTAGACTTGGAATTGAAGAAAATGATGCGTTAGATGCTATGGTAAATATACCAAAACAGTTGGGTATTAACACTTCTTTAGGTAAAGAGGCTCTTGTTGAGATGGCGGCAGCTGCTGATGTAACGGGTGTAAATGTAGGTAAATTAGCGACAGAATTTAAGGGTGTTGGTATTTCATTATATGATGTTGGTGATAAAATGGCAGAAGTTGCAAATTATGCTAAAAGTGTTGGAGTAAACGTAAAGGCGGTTTCACAAGAGGTTGTTACTAATTTAAAACAATTAAATTTATATAATTTTGACAATGGAGTCAAAGGGTTGGCCAAAATGGCGGCACAAGCGTCTATGTTAGGTATTGATATGGCCACCACATTTGAATTGGCAGAAGATCTTATGTCACCTGAAAAGGCAATTGATTTATCAGCAGCACTACAACGTTTAGGTGTTTCAAGTAGTGCATTATTGGATCCATTGAAAGCGATGGATTTAGCTCAAAATGATCCTGAAGCACTACAAAAAGAAATAATTAATGTTTCTAAAGAATTTACCAAATTAAAGGCGGATGGTACAGGTTTTGAAATTTTACCTGGCGCAAAACGTAGGTTAAGAGAAGTTGCGCAAGCGATGGGTATGAGTGCCACTGAATTAGCAAATATGTCAATTAAGAGTGCTGATTTGGACATGAAGATGAGTAAAATTAAATTCCCAAGTTTGGCGTCATCTGAAGAGGATAAATTGTTAATTGCTAATATGGCCCAAATGAAAGGTGGAGAGGCGGTACTTCAGATTAGAAATGACAAAACAGGTGAAATGGATGACATTAATGTTAAAGATTTAACGGCAGATCAAATTACAAAATTAAAAGAACAACAATCAAATGAAAATAAAACAATTGAAGAAATTGCTTTAGATCAATTAACTGCTTTAGAAAAAATTAACACCTCGTTAAATGCGGGTAAACAGGCGGTAAACCTTGGTAAGGCATCAACACCAACAATGGATAGGTTTTATAATGTTATTAATAACGCCGGAGCAATAACCGCAACAAATTTAACTAAAGGTATTACAACTGAAAATGTTAGGGGAGCGGCATCTTCAGTTCTTACTCCTTTAGAAGAACAAGTAGTTAAATTCTTTCAAGGTGATGCTACTTGGGAAACAGTTAGCGCAACTTTAGTTGGAGTTAAAGACGCTCTTGTAGCGATTGGTGGTGATCTCACTAAAGGCGGGGCAAATGTTTTACTTAAAACAAGTACGGATATAATTAATACGTTCACTAAAGAATATTCTTCAGTTGGAGTAAACCCAACTCAAATAACATTTGATCCAAATAATCCAGTTTTAACATCTCTTACATCATTTATGGATCAACTTACAAAAGGTACGACTGTGGAAACAAAAACTACTGCGGATGTAAATATGAATGTTAATTTAATTGGGACTAATTTACCTGCTAATTCTACAAATGATATAAAAAATGCGGTAGTTGGATTTTTTGACACACCTGAAGGTAAAACATACTTAACTAAATGGATAACTGATAATAACGTAGGACTTATGGCGGATAAGAAATAGAAAATTCTTAAAATTATGTTTTCTATAAAAAAAATCTCAAGGTATTTATTAATAAAAAAGTATGTCGGATAGTACATTATCGTTTGCGTCCTCGTCAAATTTTAGGGATATATTATTAGCCCGTAATTTACAACCATATTCTGTACCAGGATCTTATTCTCCTAGTAGTAATAGTGTTAATTACGAAACTAATTTATCTGTTGCAAATGTTATTGACTCACCAAATGGTTTAATTTCTACAAACCAACTTG